CTATTTCAAAACATAAGATCAATATTCCAACTCCTATTATGGCTGGGGTGAGAACTCCACTTCGTCAATATAGTAGTTGTGTTTTAGTTGACTCTGGTGATAGCCTTGATAGCATTTTCAGTAGTGACATGGCTATTGGGCGATATGTTGCGCAACGAGCTGGAATTGGAATCAATGCTGGTAGAATTCGTGCAATAAATTCTAAGATCCGTGGCGGAGAAGTTACTCACACTGGAGTGATTCCATTCCTTAAGAAGTTTGAATCAACAGTAAAATGTTGTACGCAAAATGGAATTCGAGGTGGATCTGCGACAACATTTTTCCCTGTGTGGCATAGGGAGATTGAAGATATTATCGTTCTTAAGAATAATAAAGGAACAGAAGATAATCGAGTTCGTAATCTAGACTATGCAATTCAGTTCAGTAAGATCTTTTATGAGCGTTTCATTAAAAATGAAGACATAACTCTATTCTCTCCTCATGATGTTCCTGGTCTTTATGATCTATTTGGTATGGATGGTTTTGATGAACTATATGTTCAATATGAAAACGATTCGGAAATTCCAAAAAAAGTTGTAAAGGCACAAGAACTTATTTTGGATATTCTGAAAGAACGAGCCGAGACTGGTAGAATTTATATTATGAATATTGACCATTCTAATTCTCATGGATCTTTTAAGGAACAAGTTTCTATGAGTAACCTTTGCATGGAAATCCTATTAAGAACAGAGCCAATTAATCATATTGATGATGATCTAGGAAAAATTGCTTTATGTATTCTATCCTGTATTAATGTTGGTATTGTGAAATCCGATAAAGAATTGGAAGAACTGTGTGATATTAGTGTAAGATTTCTAGATGAACTTATTGATCATCAAGATTATCCAGTTAAAGCAGCAGAAATTACTACTAGAGGAAGTCGTTCTTTGGGTATTGGCGTTATTGGACTTGCTCATTATCTCGCCAAGCTAGGACTAAAATATGATGATCCAAAAGCCTGGAGTGCAGTGCATGGACTATCAGAAAGTCTGCAATATTATTTACTAAAAGCATCAAATCAATTGGCAAAAGAAAAAGGTGCATGTGATGATTTTGGAACTACAAAATACTCTGATGGAATTTTACCAATTGACACCTATAAAAAGCAAATTGATGAGATTTGTAATGATGAGTATCAACATAATTGGGAAGAACTTCGCCAAGATATTTTATCTTATGGTCTGAGACATACGACACTCACCGCTCAACCCCCAACGGAGAGTTCATCTGTTGTGTGTAATGCTACAAATGGAATTGAGCCACCACGAGATTTCCTCTCAATTAAACAATCCAAAAAAGGCACACTGAAGCAAATTGTTCCACAATATAATAAACTAAAAAATAATTATACTCTTCTGTGGGATATGCAATCCAACGAAGGATACATTAACATTGTTGCTATGATGCAAAAGTTTTTTGATCAGGCAATTAGTGCCAACTGGAGTTATAATCCAGAAAATTATCCAAATAAGGAGGTTCCTGTTAGTGTAATCGTCAATGATTTTCTGTCTTGTTATCAGAAAGGACATAAGACAGCTTATTATCATAATACTTATGATGGAAAAACTGATGATGTGGCCGCAGAAAAAACGAATGATCTAACTGAATTAGTTTCTGAATTGCTGCAATCTTCTCCGGAAGAATGTGAAGCTTGTAATGTATAATTAAAAGAGGAGTATTTATGGCATCAGTAGAAGGAATGACAGTATTCAACACAAACAAAGTTAACACACTTAAGCAACCAATGTTTTTTGGTTCTCCACTTGGAGTGCAAAGATATGATGAATACAAGTATCCAGTTTTTGAAAAAATTACTCAGCAACAACTGAGTTTTTTCTGGAGACCGGAAGAAATTAATCTCCAAAAAGATCGTGCCGATTATCAGACACTTCGCCCAGAGCAGAAGCATATTTTTACTTCTAATTTAAAGTATCAAATTATGCTTGATAGTGTGCAGGGAAGAGGCCCAAACATGGTATTATGTCCATATTGTTCTTTGCCAGAGCTTGAAGCTGCCATGACCGTTTGGGGCTTTATGGAAATGATTCATAGTCGTTCTTATACTTACATCATTAAGAATGTGTATTCGAACCCAAGTGAAGTATTTGATACTATCATTGAAGATAAGAAAATTCTAGAACGAGCTTCGAGTGTTACTAGTTCTTATGATGATTTTATGCAGTCCGCTCAAGATTATAGCTCATCAAACTTATGGAAATTCAACAATGAAGGTGTTGATCTGGGTAAATCCGAAATTTATGAATTGAAACGAAAACTATATCGTGCAATAATGACTGTAAATATTCTAGAGGGAATTAGGTTTTATGTTTCCTTTGCTTGTTCCTTTGCTTTCGGTGAACTGAAACTTATGGAAGGTTCTGCAAAGATCATTTCCCTGATTTCGCGGGATGAAAATATTCATCTCAATCTTACTCAGAATATTCTCGCAAAATGGAAAAGTGGTGATGACCCAGACATGGTTAAAATTGCTGATGAAGAATTGGATTGGACTTATAAAGCTTTTGATAAAGCAGTCAATGAGGAGAAAAACTGGGCTAAGTATATTTTTCAGAATGGGAGTATGATTGGATTGAACGATAAGCTTCTTTATAATTATGTTGAGTGGATTGCAAATCGTAGGATGAAAGCAATTGGACTCAAGCCAGCATATTCAATTTCTGCAAATAATAATCCATTACCTTGGACTGAAAATTGGCTATCTAGTAAAGGTGTACAAGTGGCCCCACAAGAAGTGCAAATTACATCTTATTTGGTTGGCGCACTCAATCAAGATATGAAAGAAAATCAATTCGCAAACTTTAAACTTTAACTAAATAAATAAGTCTGTTAGTACGGCAATACTCTACGGACAGATTAGGTGCTCTTGTGGGCACCTTTTCTATTATAAACCTTTTCTATTATAAATAATAATGCCGTACTAATAGAATAAAAATGGCTAAAAATAGTCCAAGAATTTATACATACAAAATTACTTTCGAAGGAGTTCCTTATTATTACTATGGAGTTCATAAGGAAAGAAAATATAATGAAAATTATATAGGAACTCCTATAACTCATAAGTGGGTTTGGGATTTTTATACGCCAAAGAAACAAATACTTCAATTTTTTGACTACACTGATTGTGGTTGGGCGGAAGCACAGCAGGTAGAAAAGCAATTGATAAGACCTGTATATCAAACAGATAAATGGTGTTTGAATGAATCTTGTGGTGGAAGAATTTCTTTTGAAATTTTTAGGAGAAATCAAGAACTAGGTATTGGAATTTATTCCCTATCTCCCGAAGAAAAAGTAGAAGCATCTAGGGCTGGGGGCAAGAAATGTTATGAACTTGGGTTGGGAGTCCATGCACTGACTTCAGAAGAAAAAAGTGAAATTGGCAAAAAAGCTGGAAAATTTACATATGAAAATAAATTAGGATTTCACAGTTTGACAGAAGATGAAAAAAGAGAACATAATAGGAAAGCAGGAAAGAGGGCACACGAATTGGGTGCAGGAATCCACGCACAAACGCACGAAGATAAAGTACAAATGGGAATGAGAACATATCAGTTGGGTGTTGGTGTGCATTTACTGACAACGGAAGAACGAAGTGATTTTGGGAGAATCGGTGGAATTAAAACTTCTTCTCAAATTTGGAAGTGTACCGTGACTGGCCACCAATCAAACGCTGGTGCACTTTCTATCTACCAAAGAAATAGAGGAATAGACACAACAAATCGAATAAGAATTAACTGAACTATAACCCCCCCAAGGAGCCATAAGGCTCTTTTTTTATAAATAACTCTAGCAAAATAAGAATTTTTTTGTATAAAAATGTCAAAATATCATTTAACCGAGGCATACGGTAATCTTTATAATCCAAGAAAAGCCGATGAGACATTCTATGAGAATCTAAGATTCGTAGATTATCTCATGCAAGAAGAGATTGAAGAAGTCATGGAATCTCTTCTTTGGGAATTTATGGATTATGGCAATACTCTTGATGAATCTTATGGTCTTATTGAAGGTGTATTTTCTGATGATGTGATTCTTGAAGAAATCATTTCTGAGGCATATGAAGATCGTTATCCAGAATTGAAAAAACAGGCAGCTAAGGCTAAGCAAGTAGCAAAATCTGCCAGAAGAGAAGCCAGAAAAGCTGCTGTAACTGGCGCACTTAAAAAAGCTGGACAGACAGTGAAGGGTGCTGCTACTGGAACTGGTGGTGCTGCTATGAGTGCTATGAGAGCCGGTAAACAAGCTGCTGCTGGTGCTTATGGACGCGCCAAGGGTCTTCCTGGTAAGGCCATGGCCGCACTCAAAGGTCTTGTGCGTAAAGGTGCTGCTGCCGCTGCTAGAAAAGGTAAATCAATGGAAACAGCAGGTGAGCGCCAAAGTGCTGCTGGTCTAGCCTCTCGTCAGGCTGGTAGAAGAGGCAGAGGTGGTCAATATGAGCTTTCATTTGAACCAAGCACCAAAGAAAAAGCTGGTGGCGTCAGGAAGGCAATTGGTGGTCTACTGAAGAAAGCCGGACAAAGAGTCTATCGTGCAGTTGCAAATAGTACTACCTCACCACAAGGTCCAAAGGCTCCTGCTGCACAAGGTCCACGCAGACCATATAGCCGTAGAGAAGTTGCAATGGCAAAACAAGCAAAAGCAGCTGCTGGTCGAGGCCCAACCCAATCTCGTGTAGGTGCTCCAGCTGGTACATTCACAACTCAGACCAAATCCGGTGGATCTAGACCAACTTCTAAAAAGTCTAGAAGAGAGACTGAAAAGAGACTTCAGAGACTAAATCCAGATGTCAAACCAAGTCAAATGGGTGAAGACTTCGAACTCCTAGCACAATATATCCTAGAAGATTTCATCAATGCTGGTTATGCAGATACTTATGAGGATGCATTTGAAATTCTAGAAAACTTATCAGAAGGTTCTATCGTAGAACTCACTGAGATGTATCTTGAAGGCTGATTCAAATCTCACATAAAGAAAAGGGAGCTTCGGCTCCCTTTTTTATTCTCCAGATTTAATTACAATACCATAAATTCTTTCTGACTCACTGGAGAAGAACTTTCCTTCAACATTTGTATTATAATAATCTTCTCTTAAAATTACATCTCGTTTAAATTGTTCCATGGTTTCATAGAAACTCATGGATTTTTTGTGTGGACAAAGATATAATATTTCACGAAGGAATTTATCTTTGCCTAATAATTTTACATCTTCTATTAATTCATCACATGATCCAAAATAATCTAGCCAATTACTAATTTTCTTTTTTCTTCTTCCTGTTTTTTTATCTTTTCTTCTTTCCCAAAAAGTTTTCTTTCCGATATACTTTTTTCCATTCTCTAGATTAGTGATAAGATATACAAATCCTTCCATGCCATTTGGCACTTCATCGATAATTTTTTCTTTTATGTACCACACTTGACAAATTTTATTATATGACTTATTCTTTGTTGGAATCCAAACTTATTTATGGGAGAATGAAATGTCAACAGAAACTTTAGTTCTCAATATTAGAGATTGGTGAATTAATAGATTTTGTGAGTTGACCAAAGAGGAACAAGTCATAAACGCCATTGCTCTAGAGGAAGAATTTAGTGAGTGGCTGGGAAATGGATTGGATGGCGACATTGAAATCATCACACTAGATTGACAGAGTATAAATACTCAGTTATAATATGAGATCCCACAACGGGAAACAAT